GCAATCATGCTTTTGGTCGGCCGCGCAGACGACCGGGCGGCGCAGAACAACCTTGACGGGTTCATTGTTGGTCCGAACAGCATCAAGGCTGCTATCGAGTCTGACCGGACTTTGGGTGGGGTGGCGAACACTTGTCGTGTTACCGAGATGGGTAACTATTCGTCTATGAGCGTTGGGGATACCCTGTATCTTGCGGCTCAGTTCACCGTGGAGGTAGTGGCATGATGTGGCGAGTTACGAGCAGTCGGCTTGCGTGGCCTGCTGGCACCGTTCTTGGTGCGGACGACCTCGCAGGGTGTAACATTGAGGCGCTGGTTGCAGGAGGCCATCTTGCACCAGAGAAGAAGCGGACGCCGTCCGAACAGGTGCCGGTTAGTCCACGGAGCAAGAAGAAGCCGGTGGACCCGGTGATCGAAGACAACTCGGCTGAGGAGCCGGAGGAGCAGGAATAATGGCACGCATCGTCCTTACCGACGTTGGGGTTGTGCTCGGCGGCGTTGACCTGTCGGACCACATCGCCAGCGTTGAGATTTCTCAGAACTTTGACGCGGTCGAGACGACGGCTTTTGGTGACGGGGGTCGTACCCGTGTTGCCGGGCTGGAGGACTCCACCCTGTCCCTGTCGTTCCATCAGGACTTCGACACTGGCGAGGTTGACGCCACGATTGCCCCGCTTGTTGGTGGCACCGCTGCGTTCGAGCTGGCCCCATTCGGCACCGCGACTGCCGCTTCTGGCACCGCTCCCCGCTACTCGGGCACCGTGCTCGTGACGGAGTGGACCGCTCTGAACGGCGCTGTCGGCGAGCTTTCGACCGCTGACGTGACGTGGCCGGTCGTCGGTCAGGTGGCACGGGGGACTGGTGCATGATTTCCCTCACCCTGCGCGTCACCCACAACGGTGATACGAACGACTATCAGGTTGGCCCGAAGGTGCAGGTTGCTTTCGAGCGCGAATGGAAGGTCGGGATGCCGAAGGCGTTCTCGGCTGACCAGCGCGTCGAGCACATGTATTGGCTGGGCTGGAAGGCCCAGCAGGCCTCTGGTGTCGCCGTAAAGCCGTTCGACACATGGCTGGAAGGCGTGGAGTCGGTTGAGGTCGTGGACGGCGAAAGCCCTTTATAAGAAACGGGATGACGATGCTCGTAGCGCAACTTTCGATTGCGACGGGCATCGCTCCCAACGACCTGCTTGACACCCCGCCGGAAATCTTCCGGGCGATGATCAAAGTTCTCAATGATCGCTCGAAAGAGGCCAAGAAGGCGGCGAAGCGTCATGCTTGACTGGTCCCTCACGGTTCGTGGGTTCAGGGGCACGAAGCGGCTCATGCGCGAGCTGGAACCTGAACTTCTGAAGCAGATGAACCGGACTGTTCGGCGCCAGTTGGAGCCGATTGTCACGCGGGCTAAGCGGAATGTTCCGATGCAGGCTCCGCTGTCCGGCTGGGCGCGTATGCCGTATGCGCCATACACCGGGGTGCCGTATTCGCCGTATGGGAAACGGTGGGAATACGAGCGGCTGGAGTGGAATACTCCCGAGGCGCGGAAGAACATTGTTATCCGCCAGCCGGGACGCCGTTCGCGTGGCGGCGTGACCCGCACCCTGTATCAGTTGCAGTCGAATCAGCCTGCTGCCGCCGTGTTCGAGCTTATGGGGCGCGGTAAGTCTCGTGTTCACATGGTTAGCAACATGAGGAACAAGTATCCGGGTACTGGCCGGGTTCTTTACAAGGCTTTCGACATGACGGGGGGCGCTAAAATCGAGCGCGAGGTCGTGAACACGGTCAAAAAGTTTGAGGCCGAGTTCAACCGGCGTCTTGACGCGGCAGGTGGCTGATGGCTAGCGGGATTCGGATCAACGTTGGCGCAGATTTTGACGCCAAGGACATTCGCCGTGCCCGCAGGGAGATTGACGGCCTCGAAGACGAACTCGAAGGCCTTGATAAAGGTCTTATGAAGGCAAGCCGGGCCGCCGCGAACTTCGGTCGAGGCGCGATGGCAATCGGGAGCGCCCTCACGCAGTCGCTCACCCTTCCGATTGTCGGTGCTGGTGCTGCGTCGGTGAACATGGCGGCAGACTTTCAGGAGTCGATGAGCCGCATCGTCGGCCTTGTCGGTATCGGCGCTTCTGAGGTCAGGGGGATGGAGTCGGCGGTCCTTGACCTGTCTGGTCGGACTGCCAAGTCGCCGCAGGAACTTGCGCAAGCGTTGTTCGTTGTCACGTCGGCGGGTCTTCGCGGCGCGAACGCGATGGAAGCGCTCACTCTTGCTGCCGAGGCTGGCGCTGCCGGTCTTGGGGAGACGCGAGACATTGCCCGTGCGGTTGCCGGTGCGATGAACGGTTACGGGGCTGCCACCCTTGACGCAACCCGAGCTACGGACGTGCTGGTTGCTACCGCACGGGCCGGAAACTTTGAGACTTCCGAGTTCGCAGGGTCGCTCGGACGGGTTCTTCCGTTCGCCTCTCAGGCTGGCGTGTCCATCGAAGACCTTGGTGGCGCTATTGCCCTTCTGACGCGAACGAACGGAAACGCCACCCGATCCATCAACCTGCTGCGCGCACTGTTCGGAAAGTTTGTCATCCCGACCCAGCAGACCCGGCAGGTGTTGGATGAGGTCGGCCTGTCGATGCAGGACATCCGTGACACGGTCGCTCGTGACGGCCTTGTCGCTGCTCTGCAAGACCTTGACCGCGCTCTCGGCGGAAACCGGGAGGAACTCGGTCGTCTGCTGTCGTCCGAGGAGGCTGCGGCTGCTGCGTTCGAGATTCTCAACGCCGACGCAGAAACGCTGTCTGCGACGTTCGGTGTTACCGCCGAATCGGTCGGAATGACCGGCGAGGCGTTTGAGGTCGCTGCCGATCAGCCCGCGTTCAAGTTCCGCCGAGCCCTTGTCGGCCTTCAGGCTGCCGGAATCGAACTTGGCAACACGCTTATCCCCTTTGTGACCCGGATGATTGAAAAGTTCACCGATCTTGTCAACAGGTTCCGTGACCTGACGCCGGAACAGCAGAAGTTCCTCATCCAGATTGGTATTGCGGTCGCAGCGATTGGGCCGCTTATCACCCTTGTCGGCCTGCTGTCCTTCGCAGTTGCGGGGCTGAGTGCGGTCGCTGCTGCTGGGGCCTTGAAGGTTGCGCTGCTTACCGGCGGTCTGAGCGTCCTTGCCGGAGTCGCCGCATTTGTTTGGGCGAACAACAAGCTGGCCGCTGCCGGTGTTGATCAGATGTCAGACGCGGTGTTCGAGCAGCGGATGGAGGCCCGCAAGGCCGTCAACGACCTTGAACTGTTCGACCGGAAACTGGTGAACACGACGCGGGCGGCGAACGACGCTGAACTTGCCGTGATGACCCTGCGTTCCGAGATGGCTATCGGAAGTCTTGACCCGCTGACTGGTTCCGACCCGGAGGCGCGTGCCGCCCGTGCCCGGATGAACGAGGAGGAGCGGGAGCGGGTTCGTCTTCTTTCCGAGCAGATTCAGATGGAAAAGGATCTTGCGGAAGAAATGGCGGCCCGTGAAGCCGAGATGGCTGCCGCTATCGCCTCCGCCGAGGAGGAAGCCGAAGCGATTTCAGGCGTTACCGAGGCGAACGTCGCACTCACCAACTCGATGCGTAAGAGCCTTCGGTCCATCAACGAGCAGAACGTCGGGGTGTCTGCTGCCCGCGACCGGATCGCACAGTTCTCTCGGGAGCTGCTCGCGGCCGGGTCGATCACGGATGGGGTTTCCCGTGCTGCGGAGCGTCTCGCCACCGTCGTCCGTCAGGACATTGACGCCGCGTTGGCGGAAGCAAACCGCCGTCTGGACGACGCCGTCTCCAAGTTCAACGCCTACCGGGACGCCATCGCGGGCGGTATCACGTCAGGGAACACCCTGTCGGATGCCGTGAACGCTCAGACGACCGCGCTGAACAACCTCACAGCCGCTCAGGCCGAGTATGACGCTGCCGTCGAAGCCGGAGACGAAGACCGGATTGAACGCGCCACAAAGGCTCTGAAGGACGCTCAGGAGGAGGAGCGCACCTTCCTAGAGTTCCTCCAGACCGGCGTGACCTCGGCCGAAGGGTTCGCGGCCCAGATCGACGCTCTCCGCGAGGCCGGAGCATCCCTTGACGTGGTCCGGCAGATCGCCGAACTCGGCGCACGCACCGGAAGCCGGGTAGCCGCCGAACTCCTCGAAGGAGGCCGTCAGGCCATCGAGCAGGCCAACCGGATGGTTGACGCAGTCCGCGCAGCTTCCATCCGGGCCGGAGAGTCGGCCGCCCAGCAGTTCTTCGGCGCAGGCGTCAACGCCGCCCGCCAGTTCGTCAACGCGGTCGAGGCGACCATTCCCGAGCTTCAGTCGGTGCTGGACCGCATCGCCGACATGATCGAGTCCGCCCTTGGCACCCGCCCTGACGTGTCCCTGACCGGAGACGGCCGTTTCATCCCCCCACCGCCCTCCGGCGGCGGCCCGACCCCCGGCGGACACGGGACGCCACGAATCGTCACTCCCCCGGCTCCTCGGGAGCCCGGCGAGCGTGTC